TGCCTCCTTAAACGCCAAAATCCCGGCCCCCTCACTTTCGTGAGAGAACCGGGATTCGCTCTGGGACCCGTGCCCGCTATGAACTTGTTAGGCGATCAAGCCGCTCAGTGCTACTTCATTCCGCCGTTCCTGTTTAAAGCCATCCGATCTACGGTCCAGCTTATATCACCCCCCGCACCTGTTGTCAAGCCCCTCGATTTTGACCGGGATCATGGCGTGCTCGAACTTCGTCTTCACCCCGCCGAACCCCTGCGGGGTGGAGGGGAACTGGATGACAAAAAGCATCTCCTTGAGCGTGCTGTCGGAATCTATCACGGCACGACGCCGATTGATTTCGAGCTGGAGAACTGTCAAGATCCATTCGGAACGAGTCATCGGGAAAACTCTAACCCTTCAGCGCATCTACAAGATGGGTGTAGTGTCGGCCCCTTGCTTTTCGGATAGCGCCCCGTGCCGCCCCGCTTCTGCGTGTATTCCCCGTCGAGCGTTGCTGTGGTCCCGTCGTAAGCCTCGCAGTCCTCGCACAATTTTTCATCGTCCGCAATGATCCAACGTCTTCGCGTCCGATCCGGTTCCAGGAGTCCCTGATTCTTCGCCTCTGACCATAATGCCCGCTGCCCGTCGCTGCTGGCGTTCATCGTCTCTGTCCGCGCGATGTTATTCGCCCGCAATCGCAGTTGCGCCTTCGCATACCGGGCAACCCGCCCGTCGATCTGTGCGTCCGTCAGTTCGCCGATGTCCTCCAGCCGCAATCGGAAATTCTCCACGGCATCCAGTTGCCGGGAATGCAGGCCGATGAGGTTGTCAGTGATGAGCCTCCGGGCGGTATCGCGCGCTGGGATACCTTCGGTGAATGCCTGCTCGACATAGGAGCGAATCGCCATCCTGGTCTCCTCCCCGATCTCCGTCACCCGGGCCGCCCCGACCCGCTCCACCCACGAGACCGCATGCGGGTTGATCAGGTCGAACGACATCTGCATCCCGGCGTCGGTGAGGACGGTATGTCCAACCTGGGCGCCGATGAGGAAGGCGAGCTTGAGGTCGGGCAGGAGGCCGTCGAGACGGTTGCTCAGTAGATCCAGTTTCGCGGCAGCCTCTACTTGGCTCATGTTGCCGCTGGCGAGCGCCGAGGCCAACTCCTCGAGGTTCACCTCCCCATTCGCCGCGGCAATGGCTTCGAGGAAACGGCGCCGCAAGGCCGGCTCCAGGCGAGAGGCAACCCGGGAGAGCGCGGGCAACTCTTCCGGGTTGCCGGCCAGGTCTCGGAGGACAACCGTCTCCGATGCCAGGTCTCCCGCATGCCGAAAGATTGCGGCATCCTCGATCATCGCCTTGCGCCGAGGATCGCCCAGCGATTTGCTGCGCTGCCCGGTGCCGTTTGCACCCACCGGAGGAACAGCGGGCGCGGGCGACTCCACCCCCACGAGATTTTCCGTTGGCGTGAGATTGAACGGCACCATAAAAACCTGACCTCCGCCGTTTTCGACGGGCGACTCGCCCTGCATGGCGCGCCACTCGTCTACCTTTAGGCTCCATGGGGCCGCCAAGGCCGCCTTGAGGCAGAATTCTCGATCCTCTGAGACGGGGGAAACGTAATCCAGGATGAGACGGTCATCCCATTCGGGGATGAGGAACTCTTGTAGGTTGGCGCGGAAGAACTCAAGCCGCGGGAGCAATACCAACATGGCGAAAAGGTAGAACGACGAATCGATGGTGCTTCGGTTGCTGTTCTCCAAGATGCCGAAGATTTCCGGGGGAATGCCCCAGATGTTGATGATCCGGTCGCGCTCATCCTTGCGCAGTTCGGTCATCTGCATCTCGCGTAGGGGGGTTTTCTTGAATTCATAGACGCCGAGCTCCTGCCCGAGGAAGTGTGCCTTGAACTGGCGCCAGAAGCCCTGGTTCCGGTTGTTCCAGTCCCGCTCCAGCCGTTCGGTGTTTCCTGGGGTCAGTGTCCCTGGTGACTTCGGGAATATGAGGGCATCCGGAAGGTTCATATTCAGGAAGCTCTGCTTGATCGCCTTGGCCGCGTATTCATCGGTGTCCAGTTCATCCCCAAGCGCCATCGCCAGGCCGGACCCGCGCCCGTAGGGATTCGCCGGGTCGGGGTCCTTCAGCCACAGGATTTCGGTGTCGGGAATCTCGCCTTGCCAGGCGCGAAATCCGACACGATAGAAGCGATGCTCGGGCGTCGGCGTCGCCGTGATCCAGTTCGGCGGGATGGGGTAGAGGGCAGACGGGGCCTGGACTCCATTCCGCTCTTTGATCCAGAACGCCTCGCCTACGAGATCGAGGTGAACCATGGTCAGCTTGCGGAAGGTCACCCCGGTCTGCGTGGGGTTCGGCCGCTGCTGGAGGTCGAGAAAGATGTGGTCCGTCACCTCGCGCAGCTCCCCGGCGGCCTTCGTCTGTTTCAGGAGCGCCTTGCGCTGTGTGATGCCGGCCCGTTGGATCTGGACGTCCCGCGCCGTGCGAGGATTCGGGCTCGGTGCTCCCGTGCGGTAGAGTTCCCAATCGACCGAGGCGAATCCATCTCCCACCCGAGAGGCCACGCCCCGCAACCACGGCATCTTTGAATAGGCCTCCAGCGTCTGCCGCACGCCCCGCGTAGGCGCGAATCCCACGGCGCCGGGCGAAACCCCAGGGAACAGGCGGAAGGCCGCCTCGGAGGAGCGGTCGTCAAAAAGTCCAATGACAGCTTTCGCCGCCAGAGCCAATCGATCTGCGAATCTCATCACGATCTCCCTGCGGGCCAATAAACGCCGTGGCTTCTGATCTCCGACAATACGGCTTCTTGGGCCAGTTTCTTTCTCGCCTCATCCGGTTCGGGGTTCTCGTTTCCATCCCCGTTGCCGTTTCCGTTCCCGGCCGCCTTCGATACCGTCCCCCCCCACATCTCCAGGGGCCCGGGTCGCAGGGCAAGTCGGTTGAACGCGCTCGCCGCCGCGTCCACCTGGTCGTCCACGGCCCCCTCGTTTCCCGTGAAACCGTGCAACTCGTCCATGAGGGTTTTGTTCCAAGGGCCCCGAAACAATTTGATATTCCTCGCCTCCGCTTGCGCCGACATCGGCAGGGCGCGCGTGTATTTGCTCCCCGTGGCGGGGTAAGCCCGGACGTTGTAGCCGGCAAGTTCTTGAATGCTGATCTCCGCACTCTCCTTCCCCCCACTTCCTGGTTCCTGTTCCAGAGCAATCTCTACTTCCGGCCCATCCATCGCGGCAGTCTGCCGGATGACCGCGTTCCGCGATGCACTGCCCCATTGACCGCGTACCACGTCCTCGACGAAGTACAGGCCGCCCGCCCGCGCTATTCGCACGCCGGCTGTCCAGTCCCCGGCTCCCTCCGTCCCCGCCTTGTCCCACGCCCGCACGCTCATCGCCTCAGCGGGCACCGCGTCCACGATGTCGAACCATGCCCGGTTGAAGACCTTCCCTGCCTCGGGCCGCACGTTCCAGTTACCGCCAAGGAGCCGCTCGCGCTCGATCATTGGCAGCGCAAGAAGGTTTGCCAAGTATTCGGGATTCCCACGCATGAGCGTCGGGTTATCTTCGAGCTTCGACGGGATGAAAGTCAGGGACTTGGGCTGAAGCGTTGGATGGGCTGCCACAAGGTTGATGGGATCCTCGGACCAGCGGAGTTCATCATTGTCCCGGACAAACCACCGCAGTCTCCCCTTTCGCCCCTCGACCACCTCCCCCGTCTCAGGATCAATCCACCACTGGAGAAGTTGATGGAGCCACCCGCCGACCTTATCGTTCTCCGGCACCGGGTTGCAGCTTGCGCGGATGTAGGGCCGCACGCCGCAGAGGGAGCGGTTGATGGTGAGCATGTACCAAAATTGCCCCTCCGTGAAACTCTCAACCTGATCGAAGCAGATCAACGGCACCTGCGACCCATCCCACGCAAACTTGTCTTGCTCATACTCCATGTGGGAGAATTTGATTTTCATGCCGGAAGGGAAGACCCATTCAAGATTGCCGATTCTCGGCCGTGCGCCGATGCGAGGATAAATTTTCGCGCTCTCGTCCCACAGTCCGCCGGGGTTGGTGATCTGGGGGGACTCCCGGCGGAAGATGACCGCGCTGAAATTCGGGTTCTTCATGTGGCGCAACGGTTCCATCAGCAGCGCCCGCGTCTTCCCGCCGCCCTTCGCGCCGCCCATAATGACGATATCGGCGGAGGAGGCGAGGGCTGCTTCTTGCGGGCCGGGATGGGGGCGGATGTCCATTATGTGCTCTCCCGATTGTTCTCGGGGACGTATACGTGGAGAGGATCGTATGCCTTCTCGCCGGTCGGGTCGGTCAGGGCCATCTTGGCCGGTGCGTCAAGGCCGAGAATGCGCGAGCGCCTTTCCGATAACTTCACGAACCGATCAATCGCGCCGAAGTTCCCACCGATCACCTGCGTCCAGATCGCCACCTGTGCCCGGTCAATACGCAGCAGTTCTATCTGGCGAAGTTCGCGTGCTGGCTCGTCTTTCAATCGATGGAATTCCCGCATACAGGCATTGTAGGCTACGGAACGGTTCTTCCAGCCCTTCGCGACCCTGATTTGCTCATACGTCGCGCCAGCAATCCGCATTTGCATCGCCTCGGCAATATCCTTCGCGGACTTGAACTGCCGCGTCCGATTCAGGTTGCGCGCGGGGCCTTCAGGTCGTTTTCCTGTGTTCGGTGTGTCTTCCATTCCTTTATTTTCCACTACTTACGA